AACTATCTCAGGAAATAATTTAACAAAAGTTTTCTCACCCAAATAATAGATACCATCAATATTATCAGATTTATCTCCAGATAAAATTTTAAATGTTTTTACATTATAGTGGGGAATTTCAATATCGTGTAATTTGATGTTATCTCCTTTCTTATAATACTTTTTTGTGTTAGGTGAGTAGATACTAACATCGTCAGAGATAAGTTGTGTTAAGTCTCTATCTCCACTAAAAATTGTTTTATCTTCTCCTTTAGATATTTGACAATAATATGCAATTAAATCATCAGCTTCTGAATTTGGAAATTCAACTTGTCTAACAAACATCTCTTCAAGATATTCCTTGACTCTATGTTTTTGTTTGTTGAATGATTCTTCCTTTAATTCATTTTCAGGGGCTCTTCGGTTAAGTTTGTATTTTGGGTAGATTAACCTTCTTTGTGAAGTACTAGTTTCTCCGTCCCAAAATACAACAACCTTACTGAAGTTTTCTTCGTCTATAAACCGACGTAATGTGTTTAGAAAGTGCCAAAGTCCACCAATGTGTTCACCATTATTAAAATAATCTTTAACACCGTGAAATCCAATTTTTAATAGGTTGTTTCCGTCAACCAATAACGTCTTTGTCATTTCTGTATTATTACAGGGTTCTTACTCTACTTCTTCTTTTTCTGCTTTCAAATCAAAGTCACCATCAACTCCGATTATTTCTTTCCAATACTCAGCATATTCTTTTTTGTATTGTTCAATTGAAGCCTTTTCTTCGGACGCTTCTTTTCCTGGTAAAAATCCGTGTGGTGTTACAATGATTTTACCGTCTTCAAATCCAAGTCCATTGATATGGTTTTTCATAACCGATACTTTTGTTCTTGATGCAAACTTAACTGTTCGTTTGTCTTTTGTTGCGGTGATTTTAGTTGTTCCTGCGCCTTTTTGATTCCCAAACAAGAAAACTAAAGATGAGTTTAACCAAATTGCTTCACCACCTTTTGCTTTAATTTTTGGTTGCCCGAATGGATTATCAGGTAGCTCTACCCAAGGTTGGTTAACAATGATTAGGGTGTTTTCATATTTAGAATCCGCTTTACGTGAACCTGAAATTCTTTGGTTAATGCCCATACCAATTTTGTCAGCCAAAACACTTGCATTGTGTTGTTTACCACCCTTACCTTCATAAGTCATTTTACAAGGGACAGAACCAACTGAATCCCACATAATACAAAGTGAATAATCTAAATCGCCCTTTTCTTGAGCATCTAACAAATCGTTAATGTAATCTGTAATTTGTTCAATGTAATCAAAGTTATTATTAAAGATGTAAAAACCATCCCATTCCAATTCACCTGTTTCTGTATCAACAACTTCTTCACATTCAAACCCCATAAGTTTTGCATGTTCAAAACTCCATTTTTGTTCCGTAATAATAAACACAGGAAGTATTCCTTTCTTTTGTGCATCCACCGCAGTTTTAACAAGTGCGGTTGTTTTACCTGTATCTGAATGTCCCAAGAACATATTAATATGTCCCATAGCGGGTCCGGGTAATCCAACAGCATCTAAAAACGGTTCTCCAAGATCAAAAAATCTTTGTGGTTTGTATTTTGCCGACGTAGAAAACTTTTTCTTTAATGAACTAAAATCATTCTTTTTTATCGCCATTTTATTTTTCTTTTATTATTTTTAACATTTCTTCAGTTACTTCAAACATTTCGTCTCTCTTGGTATTATACTTATAAACTGTTTCTAACATTTCTAATTTATCTTTAGCATTTGTCATCTTTTCAATGAACTTATCCATTTCTTCTAAATGTTGTGGGTGTTCTCCAATACCAACAGGATTATTGAAGTAAACAAGAAGTGTAGCCTCAGCCTCTGCCATTTCTGACCTATATTTCAATGTCAGGGCTTCATACATTTTTTCTGATATTTTATTCATAATATATTATTTTAGAAAGGTAAATCTTCTGATGGATCTTCATCGGATTGAGGATCAACAATGGTTGTTTCCTTTGTTTTTTCTTTTTCACCTCCAAGTGAAATTTCCGCTTCCTCTCCGTAAACATATTTTTTAAGTTCTGAACTCCACATTGGTGTCTCTCCAACCGCAACTGCCTCTAAATATTCAACAGGTTTTTTAGAGTAAACGTCTTTCCAAGTAAGTTCGTCAGTCATCCATCCTTCCATAATTTCACTATCTGTGTGAATCGGTGCAGGATCATCGTACATAATCGTTTGTACTACTGTGTACTCTTTTCCTTGTGGTGTTTTTGCTTTAATAAGTTCAATGATTAAATCACGACCTTTTTCAGAATCTGTTAAGTCACCCTTTGCCTTCCAAATAGGTAAGATTTTATCCAACACACCTTCTTGTTTGTAGTTGTGTTTAAATCTCCAAAATTTAACCCCATCTTGTTCGTTATCTCTATCAATAACTTTTACGATATAAAATAAACGTGAACGATATTGTGACGCCAAATCTTTATCTTCTTTTTTACCTGTAGACATAAGTTCGTTATAAACTTCAGTAAGCGGTGAACGTTCGTTGTCATTTTTTTCAGGATCATACAACTTAACCCATTGTCCGTTAACTTGAATTTCGTGATACCAAACTTCTACAAATGGTGAAGAACCATCTTTTGTAGGTAGGATACGAATTCTTCTTTGTGCTGATTTTTCATTCTTTTGAAGAACTGCAGAAAAATATCTTTTCATTCTGTCTTCTTGTGAAATGTTTTGTTTTTGTGAACTCGGAGACGAGTTCTTTTCGTACTGCGCTAATACCGCATCAATTGAATTTGCCATAGATTTTGTTTTTAATTTATACTCTTTTATCTATAACAATTATAAGTGATTTTTGTAAAATGTCAAATAAAAAAAGGGGGTTCATACCCCCTCAAATAAACATCAAAAAATGTATATTTTTTTTACATATTTTCATCAATATCATATGAATTAAATGTTTTCTTAACTTCATTTGGTGAGAAGTTTTCTACTTCATCTGACGTTAATACATACTCATTTTTTCCTGTCGCTTCTAAATCTTCTTTTTTATCGTCAAAAAAATCTGTAAGTTTTTGATTATATGGATAAGAATCCAAAGATCTTAACATTAATTTTTCTTCTGGTGTCTTTTGTCTGTATTTATCAAATTTAGATTCCAAAGAATTAATTTTATTCATAATATCATCCATATGTTGTAATTTTTGCTCCAAGTCATCAAGTTTTGCAAAAATGTTATCCATAAATTCATCTTGTTTATCTTTGATTTCTTTTTGTGAAGTAACTAAATCAGTGATGTCTATCTCTTCTGTCTCTTCATCACCACCTTCTTTATCTACTTCTTCAACATCAGGATCGTTTTCAACATCAATTGGTTCAGGTACTTCTTCTGCACCTCCACTTGGTGCCCCCGCATCGGCTGGCGGTGCTCCTGCATCTGCCGGTGGTGCTCCCGCATCGGCTGGCGGTGCTCCTGCATCTGCCGGTGGTGCTCCCGCATCTGCCGGTGGTGCCCCTCCTTCGTCACCAAGTTCTTGCTCTTTAATAATATAACGATTTATTTCGTTAAATCTTTTTAATTCTTCTAATATTTTGATGTCAACTTTCATTTTAATTGAATTTATCCGTTTAATAATGTTTTAACACCTGTAGGTGTTTCAACTTTTAATGTTCTATTTGTTTTTACGGTATTATCAAATCTTTCAATCAATCCGTCTTTCATTCTAATAGTGTAACAATCACCAGTATCTAAGTCACAAACTTGTTTATGGTCACCATCTATTTGTTTTTCACTGATTCTTGTATCTTTTCTCAAGTAATCGTCCAATAAACTTTTTACATTGCTCATAATTCTAATTTTATATATAAATATATGATTCAATCAAAAACTACGCAAATAAAGTGAAAGCAATTTTACAAGAATCAATATATGATTGATAAGTGGCATTTAAAATATTATCTAAATTAATATTTTGTTCAACAAAATCTTTTACCTGTTGTGGTAATGCTGGTGGTATTGGTGGTGTTGCCGATGGTTCACCGTATATGAATGCAGTATCTTGACTTGCAATTATTAATTGTGCAATTGCCTTTTCGTATCTTTCTTGTTCTGTTACCCCAGTATTTAAATCTTTTAAATTTTCTAAATATGGTATCATTATATAATATTGATTATACATAAAACTTATCGGACCTGTAAAATTTTGGAAAGCAAACAAAGGAATGTTTGTGTCCCTTATTGACGTACAAATAACACTTCCACTAAAAATTGGATCAGCAGGGTAATTATTAATTGGTGTGAATTCAAATAGATTATAATTTGGTGGTTGTAAAATATTATTTTCAAACCCATTTGATATTCGTGTCGCAGCAATTGTGAATGTAATTGCGGCAATATATCTATTATAATTAGAAAATGCTAATATTTCGAACGCAAAATCACTAAACGTTATTGGTGTTCTTGTAATATCAACGTAAGGTAATGTTTGATAAACAGGATTTGTAATTAATGCACTACACTCACTTTCAGGACTTGTCGTTATACCGGCACTTGTTGTATCATCAAGTCCTGTAGTCACTTCTGTAACTACAGTATTTGGATTTTTTGTTTTAAGAATATCTGCTCTGTATTTTTCTAAATAATTTGTTTTAACATAAGTTGCTATTACATCGGGTTGAGGTAATGCGTATTTTGGCATTCTAGTTCCTTCAAAAGATGTGTCAAAATTATCAGGAGATATCGAATGTGATACTTTTGTTATTAGATAAGGTCCATAGAATAGCGGAACGTGTTTAAGATTGAAATACATCAATGGTTGAATCATCGCATTTCCTAATGATTTTATTGTACAACTATATGATTGTGATTGATAAAATGAATACAGGGATGTCGTTTGTGGTGCAATTTTATCACCATTTACACCATTAGCTAACTGATCATTTACTAAGAACGTTGCTGCGGTTTTTTTCTTATCATCCATACCAATTTGTAAAGATTTAAACATATTTTGATTTCTGATACCAAAATCCACATTAAAACCAACAACTTTGTTTGATAAAGAAAAATTATATTGTCCAGCAGTGGACACTCTTATTGGGTTAGTCGATGGGTTTCTAAAATCGTAACTGTCATCACCATAAAAAACAAAAGCATTATCTTGTTGTGCAGGTTTTTCAGAAGGTTTACCTACATAAACAATTAAAAATTTAGGTCTAGAATCCAAAAAGTTAACTTCTTCATACGTACCAAAAAGTGAATTAGGTACGTCAATATTTTTTGGTTCCGATTTTTTCAACGGACTATTATTTCCATAAAAATT